TCAGCCCCCCTTCCGGCCGTTCGCGGCCGAGAACCCGAGGCAGAAGCCGACCGCGAGGCCGGCGACCAGGGTCGCGATCCAAACATAGACGTCCATCAGAGGGTCTCCAGTTTGAGTTAGTTTTTTCTTGGCGCGGGCAAATCTGTCTGGTGGAATGCGCCCGGTCCTATACCGACCGAGGTGCAATCGTGAGAGAATCTCAAGTCGCGTCCCTACCCAACGAAGAACGCGCCGTTTACGAGCAAGCGTTTGGACTGGTTCGCGAAGCCCTTCGCGCGGCGAACGCATTAGGGGCTCCGATATCGCCAACCGCGCGACAAGAACTACAGGATGCGTGGGCCGATACGCTCATTGCGATCAATCCCGTACTTACCGCGATCGGCCGCGCAAACCCCGGAGACACTACCGATCCAGTCGCACAAGCGGTGACACGCCTTCGCGCGGAACTGAATCGCTTGCTGGCGTGAGCCCCTCAACAATGAACTTTGCGCGGCCGGTCCCGCCCTCTTTTTTCGGCGAGCGCAGTAAGCGCAGGTTCCCGAGCGGGGCCTTGACGTACCCGCTCACTATCTTGCCGATGTTCGTTAGATTGAAATCCTTATCGAGCACCTGGAACGCTTCCGCGAGCGCCCGCCACTGGGTTTCTGGGGTCATGACCCGGCGCCCGTACTGCTCGGTGGTCACGTGCTCCAGCATCGCGCCGACCGAGTGCTCGCGGCCCCACCCCGGGTACGCGGTCCAGTGCTGGAGGACGCACCGCACGGCTTCCCGCTCGTCGTCGACGCCGTCCCCGCGCCGCGCCTCGAACCCCATGACCGGGTCGGGCTGATCGAGCCACTTGAGCGCGGCCGGTACGATGACACTCCACTGCTCGTAGGTGCCCTGGATCTGCACCCCGGCTCGGGGCCGTCCGGCGAGAGCGTGGGCGCGGAGGATGGTGAGGGCGGCGCCCAGGTACCGGGCGCGGTGGGCGCGGACGTGGGCGACGATGTTCTCGAGCGCGAACCCGGTGCGGTTCTCGGGATTTTCGATCGTCGACTCGAGTCGGCATACCAGCGCCCGACGGGTCATGTCGGCGCTGATTCGGAGGTTGTTACCCGTTGCGAACCACACCGTCCGCATCGGCATGGTTACCGTCTGCGACTGTCCGAGCCGGCGCCCGCACCACTGGCACGACGTGGTCACGGCCTCGATGGACCCGCCCCGAACCTCGACGGTCGGGGGGATGTTGTCAAAGAGGTGCGCGGCGCGGGCCTCGATCGCGACCGAGGTAATGGTCTTACCCATTTCCTCGTCCGTCGCGGGCCACGCCGATATCGGGATGTCGGCGCCCTCACCAATGATGTGAATGATCCGCGCCAGTAGGGTCTTTCCGGAACCGCGGAGGTTCGCGCCCAGCGCCATAAGCGGGACCGGGGCGTCCCCGATCGTCTGCCGCGCGATCACGGTGAGGAGCGCGGCGACCCACACGGACTTGTCGAGGTCCGCCTCGAACGGGAAGTCGTGTACCAGATCGAGCAGCGACCGGAGCGCGGCCAGTGCGTCGTCGCGGGTCGGTTCGGTTGTCAGGTCCAGTCCCGCGAGGTCCGGACCGGATCCCACGTAGGTCCGTGTCTCGGGGTTGTAACCGTCCCGGACCAGATCCCCGGTCGGGGTGATGATCGGGCGGGCGACGATGGTGGTGATCTGCTCCAAGGACTTGAAGTCGGGTGCGCCCGGGTCGTGAGTCTCCGGATTCCAGGCGGGGTTATCGATCACGAGTGCGGCTATGGTGCCCGGTAGAGCGGTCGCGGTCCATCCCGTCGCACTCCTGATGTCCTCGGTGTAGACCTGGGCGTGACGGCTGACGAGTTCGATCACGCCGTTGCCGGTCAACTCCCGTAGAACCCGGCGCCCATTCATGTCCAACTCGATGATCGCGAGGCGCTCGGCAGCGTTGAGGTAGCACCCGTGCTGCGCGAGCAGGTGCCGCACGCCGATGGCCGCGTTGTCGGGCCGCGACGGTCGGTACTTGAACTCGCCGCGGTGCTCGCGTTCGAGCCTGTGGACCGCGCCGCGGACGTCACCCGCCCGCCGGACCACCTTGAGGCGCGACCGCAGGTCGTAGAGACTGACCTTGATCCCGGCCGCGGTAACGGCCCCGTGGATCTCCTCCTCGATCTGCTTGGCGGCCTTGAGCGTGTACGACCTGGACGCGAGGACCACGAGCGTCTCGTACCAGGCCCAGACCGACAGGTCGGGACCGACACAGTAGGGCGGTCCCAGGAGCCTCCGGTAGAGTGCGGTGACATACTTCGGGATCGGGGCGATGACGCCGTACACCGCCTCCAGTAGCTCCGTCCGGCCCTCGTCCGACGTCGCGACCGCGATGTCGATGATTTCGGTGAGCCGCGCGAATGCCGCTTCGATTTTCGGGTCGGCGGCTGGCGCCTGGGGCTCATCGTCGACTAAAATATCAGTCAAGGGTGCGTACCTCGATGTTCGGGGTCGGAGCGGTGGGGCGTGAGGAGCCCCACCGTTTTTATTTGGTCTCTTCGCGTTCGCGCGCGAACTTGTCCGCGGTCATTTGGAGCGCCGCACGGATCACCTCGACGCTGGTGATGGGGCGCCACGGGGTCAGATCCGTCAGATAACCGCGTATCAACTCGAGCCGGACTAAGTCCTCCGGCAGCAAGTTGAAAGAATGAATCACACCTCTAGACATTTCTCGTCCTCACAAAATCGGTTGCGCAAGGAGTAACTAACCTAATCATCAGTTGGGTTGCGGATCGCGTAAAGCAATTTTCTGTATAGCACAGAAAATAATTTTGCTGTACAGAAATTGGACAGACGCCCGCGTCCGAAGTGTGAGGGTGTGAGGTGGGGTACACGTCCGAGGTGAGGGTGGGGCGTCCGAAAGCGAGATCCAGACGTCCGAAGTGTGAGGTGACACGCCCGAGTGTGAGGTGCCTGACCCCACCTCACACTTCACCTCACATTTTTAACCGCCCGAAACGAAAGGACTTACGACCGAAGTGTGAGGGTGTGAGGTCAGTGAGGTGGGGTCCAGTTTTCTATACGTGTGCGTGTACCTGATACAGGGAATACATTTCTCGCGCGTCTAAGACTGAAACCACCTCACTGACCTCACACCCTCACACTATTTCCATAACTACTGGAATTTACAGCACTTGCGAATGTGAGGTGGTTGTGAGGTGGGTGTGAGGTCAGAATTTGACCTCACACTCGGTCGTGACCCCCCATCTGATCTCAGTCTCGGTCGTGACCTGTATCTGGTTCTCGATCTCGGACGTCCGATTTCCGGATATCAAAATCGTCCGACCGTCCGAGCAGACCTGCGCTTGCGCCCGGGCGCCGGGATCCGTTACGCTTAACCCAACAGAAACGCGAGGTGACGCTTGTGATCCAGGTCGAACTCGGCGCGCTCGTCGCCGGCGCCGTAACGCTCCTGACCCTGTTGGGCGGCGCGATCGGTTGGGCGGTGAAGTTCATGGCCGATCGGCTCACCGATCAACTCGAGAAGCAGCGGCAACACGACCTGGTCCTGGTTGAGAGGTTCGACGAGATCGTCGCGAAACTCAATACCTCGTTCACGGCGCTCCACAGCCGGCTCGACGACGTCCGCCACAACACGTGCCGGTGCCCCCATAAGCCGCAATGAGCGACACCAAACTACAGCCGCCTGGTGCCAAGCGTAAACCGCCCGCAGCGGGTATGGGCCGTAGGTCCGGCTCCCAGAACAAGATCACCAAGACGCTAAAGGACGCGATCGAAGAGGCGTTCAAGAAGGTCGGCGGGGTCAAATGGCTCGTGGACCTCGCGCACAAAGAACCGCGCACCTTCGCCGCACTCTTGGCCCGTGTGCTGCCGAAAGACATTCACCTAACCGGCTCCCTCCAGACCGCGTCCGTCGTCGTCCACGCGGTCGATGTTCACACTACCGATGCCATCGGCTCCGTTATCGATGCCCTCGTCGACCGCCACCCCGACGCGGATTTTGTCGCTCCCCCAGATCGGGGAGGCGATCACCCGCGGCAAGTGGCGCGGCCACTACCGGCACACCCGGTTCATCTGCAAGCGCCTGATGCGGGCGGTCTACACCTCGGGCTCGCGCTGCCTTCTGAACATGCCCCCGCGCCACGGCAAGACGATCCTCGCGGCCCGGATTCTGCCGTTCTTTTATTTGGCTCAATGGCCGGACCGTGACGTCGTCTACGTCTCCAGCACCGGCCCGGCCGCAGCCGAACAGGGCGAAGCGATCCAGCAACTCATCGACGAATTCGGCCCGAGCTTCGGGATCAAGGTTTCGAGCAAATCCAAAGCGAAAGACAACTTCGACATCGTCGACCTCAACGGCCGTCCCACGGGCGGCTCGATGCGGTGCTTCGGGATCACGTCCAGCGTCCACGGCCGTAACGCGCACCTCCTCGTGGTCGACGACCTGTTCGGGACCATCGAGGACGCACTGTCCGCCGCAAACCGTGAAACCGTGTGGCGCACGTACACTTCCGCGCTCTACACCCGCCTGGCCCCGCACAGTTCCGTGGTCGCGATCGGCACTCCCTTTCACGCCGACGATTGGTTCGGTCGCATCGCGACCGCGCAGGAAGCCGGGGGCGACAAGTGGGAGCGCATCAAGCTCAAGGCGTTCGCCGGTCCGGACGACCCGCTGGGGCGCAAGGAAGGGGAACCGCTCTGGCCCGAAGGGGGATGGACCACCGAGCGCCTCAACACGACCCGCAACGCAATGGAAGCGGGCGGTAACGGGCGCGACTGGTGCGCCCAGTACGAACTCGAACCCGTGTACGGGGACGGTGTATCCGACTGGCCGAAGGAATACTTCGCCGATCACATCTGGGTCGATACACGCCCCGCACCCGACAAGACCGTGGCCCGTGTCCTTGCGATCGATCCGAGCGTCAGCGATTCCGGTACCGGCGACTACGCCGCGTTCTGCGACGCGACTCTGGGCACCGACGGTCACGTGTACTTCAACGTCACCGCGCACCGTCGGGGTTTGGCCGCGGTCTATGAGACGGCCCTTGCCCTGGTACGGCAATCCGTTGCCGAGAACCGACCGTATCAACTGGTCCTCAACGAATCGAACGGCGCCCAAAAAGCGCTAACGTTGCGGCTCCGGGAACTGCTCCTGGACGCCCAGATCCTGATCCCGGTCCACGACCGCGAGAGCAAGGGCGACAAGGCCACGCGCATCAAGCTCGGGCTCGACGCTCTGTTAGCCGCGAAGCGCATCCACTTCCTCGGTCGCACACAGGGCAACCTCCAGACCGTCCAACAGGCCCGCGACCTGCCACACGGACAGTACGACGACAACATTGATGCCTGTGAGATGGCCGTGTTCGCGCTGCACTCCCTGAGCCGCCCGACCAAGGCCCCGCAACGCACGGTTTTACGAGCTTAAGTTGGGTTGCGCCGGAGTGTCGTCCCGCGCTACGATCTTTGGTATGTCGATCCTTTCGCGTCTGAATCCGCGCACCTGGTTCCGGGGGAAGCTTCGTGAAGCTTCGCTCGCGGACGTTTACGGCACGCCGGTCAGTGATCGCGAATTGAACTACTGGGGCAACCGCCCGCTCACCCCGGTCTGGGGTCCGGAACTGTTCCCCAGCAAACTCCAAACGATCAGGACGTTAGCCGAACTGAACCGGGTACGGCACGTCAGCCGCTTCCTCTACGAGCGAAACAGCAACGCCACCGGCGCCATCAACGGCATGAACCGTTACGTGGTCGGGTGCGGGAGCGCTCAAACGATCCAATCGACCGAACCCGATGAGGACGCCCCGAAGCGCCTCGCGAAAGCCATCACCAAGCACCTCGACGAGTTCAAGAAGGCCGTCAACTGGAAGACCGTCGAACGCGAGATCTATCGACGGTTCCTCGTGGACGGTGAAGCCTTCGTTCAACTTCTCCCCCAGGAGGACGGGGTTACCGCGCTCAAGTTCATCGAGCCCGATCAAGTGGTTCCGCCCGAGGGCGAATCGCACGAAGGCCCGTGGTCCTGGGGCGTCCAGACGAGCCCCGACCGACCGGGTAAGGCGCTCGCGTACAACGTGCGCGACTACGGCACGAACACCGAAACCCGTGTCCCCGCGCCGTTCGTGTTCCATTTGAAGCGCGGTACGAATCTCAACCAGAAGCGCGGGCTACCCGCTCTGACCGCCTGCATCGACGAGCTACAGGGCGGTCAGAAGCTCCGTCACGCATCCCGTGAGGGCGAGAAGGTTCGCGCCAGCATCGCATATGTCAGGCAGAACGCCACCGCGTCTATCGAGGCGATCCTGGCGATGCAAGCAGCGGCCGCGAGCGGCACGTTTAACATCCCGACCGAAAACGGCACAAACACACAAGAAGTTGTCTATCAAACTGTCGAGCCGGGCTCTGTTCAGGACATCCCGGGCGGTATGGAGTACCAGCCCCCACCGCCGTCACCCAACGCCGACGCCGCAGCGTCCTCGATCCGGTTGAGCCTTGAGGCAACCGCCGCGGCCTTGGAATGTCCGTTTTGGTTGGTCTCGGGCGACAGTTCCGCGTCCAGCTACGCATCGTCGCTCACGGCCGAGTCGCCGTTCATCAAGCTCGTCGAGGGCGAACAAGACGTGCTCGCGGAGTACGTCGATTCCGTTCTCACGGCCGTGATCGAGATCGGCATCGAACAGGAAGTCGACGGGCTCCCCGAAGACGCGCTCGAGCAAATCGACTTGCAGGTGCTGTTCACCGTGCCCGTCGTGCGCCAGAAGCTCGAGGAAGCGCAGCGGAACGAGATCCTCCGCAACGCCAAGATCAAGAGCCCCCAGACGATCGCGGCCGAAGAGGGCCTCGATTACGAGAAGGAACAGGCCAACTTCGCGCAGTTACCACCGGAACCGGTTCAACCCGTACCGATGGCCGCGCCCAAACAGCCCCAGACCACGGGCGGACAAATGCAACGCGAACTCGGGAGCGCCGCGTAATGGCCCGACTGATCGAAACCCTGTTACTGGAAGCGTCGGCCCCGTCCGCGGGCGTGCTCCCGAACGTGAAGGTTCTGGGCGCCAAGTCGCGCAACAAGCGCGAGTACACGCCGGACGCGATGCGTAGCGCCGTGTCCCTGTACGAGGGCGCCACGGTCTACGTGAACCACGCGGGCGAGAAGACCAAGCACCGGTCCCTCGACGACCGGTTCGGCAAGCTCAAGAACGTCCGGTTCGACGAGCAGCGCAACGAACTCCGTGGCGATCTGGAGTACCTCGAATCGCACCCGGCCGGCACGCGGTTGAAAGAGGACATCGAGCGCAAGCTCAATTACTTCGGGCTCAGCCACGACGCGGACGGCGTCTACCAACTCAAAGGCGGTGTGAAGGTGGTTACCCAGATCGACAAAGTGAACAGCGTGGATTTGGTGAGCAACCCGGCAACCGCGATCAGTCTCCTCGAACAGGAAGACGCCCCGGCCCAGGCCGAACCGTCCGCGTCCGATCAGGCGATGTCCGATGCGTTCTCGCAGGCCGTGCTCAGCGTGCTCCAGGACGGCGCGCTCGATACCGCGGGCAAGGTCGAGAAGATCAAGCTGATCCTCGAGAAGCAGGACGAGATCAACGCCCCCGCGGAGAAGAAGGACGAGCCCGCCCAGGAGCAGACCGAAATCCAACGGCTGACCGAACAACTCGCGGCCCTTTCCAAACAGGTCGCGGAGCAAAAGCCGCGCAAATACATCGTTCCCGGAACCACGACCAACCTGACCGAACAGACCCAATCGGCCCCGGTGGACGGCCCGCCGAAGGACAAGGCCGCGCTCAAGAAGTGGCTGCTCAAATAACCCCTTAGAGGTACACGACCGTGGCCGATGCCAAGTACAGCAACGCCGGGCGACTCATCAGCGGCTTCCCTCAGCCGAAGCGCGTCGCCGGCACCGTCGCCAGTGCGATCTACAGCGGCGACTTCCTAGTCCTCGCCTCGAACAAGGCCAGCCCCGCATCCGCGCTCGCGGACTCGGGTACCAAGGCCCAGAACCAGGAAGCCGGACACGACGTGTTCCTGGGCGTGGCAATGGACGCCAAGCTCGCGGGCGACACGCGCGACGTCCTCATTGCGAGCCGCGGGGAGTTCAAGTACCCGTGTGCGGCCCTAGGGTCCGCGTCCGACCCGGGCGCATACGTCGGTATGGCGGGGACGGGCACCGGTGGCGCGGACGCGCTGGCGGACCAGATCGTTGAGATCGTCGCGACGGCGAACCTCGCGATCGGGCGCCTGAGCCGACGCGCCGAAGTCGGTGCAACGGAACTCTACTTCGAGTTGGCCGGCACCCTGACGACCACCCACGCCGGCCCGCAGGCAATGGCGTAATCCCACCGCTCACACCCAACACACCGTCCGAGGTATCACCGCAATGGCCTTCCGCGTCGACAAGCTCAAGCGGCTCTGGGAGCAAAACATCACCGAGGGACGCGGCGCCACCGGGTACCGGTCCCAACTCAAGGAGATGTTCGGGCTGTCCGAGGACGATTACGGCGCCCCGGTGCTGAACCGGTCCGAGCGCATCCTGGACCCGAAGAACGTCAGCATCGGCGAGGTCGCCTGGACCTTCCTGGGGCGCGAATTCGGCGGGTCCGACATCCGCCGCGCGTTCGGGCTCACGGAACAGTACGGCCGCTTCGAGGAAGCGGAAGGGGCCGTCGTGCTCCCGTCCCACTTCGCCAGGATCTCCGCGTTCTCGGACACCGTGGCCGGACTGGTCGATGCGCTCACGATGGAAGCGTACCAGGCCCCGGAGTTCATCGGCGACAAGCTGATGGAAGTGAAACAAGCCCGTGTCAACGGCGGGAAGATGATCGGGGTCATGAACGACGGCCAGGTGTCGGGCGATCTGCTCGACGGGGAACCGTACCCGGCCGGCGGTTTGAAAGAAACCTACGTCGACGTCCCGGACAATCAGCGCTACGGAAACGTCATCCAGATCAACGAGAAGACGTTCATCTACGACCGCACGGACCTGTTGGAATCCGCGTGCAAGAACGCCGGGACCGCGGTCGCGCGCCTCAAAGAGATCCGTCAGGCCGATTGCGTGCTCGGGATCACGAACACGTACAGCCGGGACGGGAACGCGGCGAACACGTACTTGACGACCGTCAGCGACGTCCCGAACAACTACGTGAACTCGAGCACAAACCAACTGACGAACTACGCGAGCATCGACAGCGCGTATCAGATCCTTGAGGGGAACACCGATCCCGGTACCGGGTTCGAGGTCACTGTCTCCGCACCGCAACTGCTCGTGATGCCCCAGCGGGAAATGAACGCGAAGTCGATCCTGTACCCGGAATGGGTGCGCCGGCTGAGCGACACCGGCAACACGGCGACCCAAACGGCCCAGAGCCTGGTCCGACCCGTGGAACTCATTGTCGCGAGCCGCGTCTGGTACAACCGTTTGATCGCGGCTTCCGTGAGCACCACCAACGCGCCCGAGCGTTGGCACCTGGGCGACTTCAAGCGCGCGTTCCAGTACCGCCAAATCATCCCGTTTTCGGTCACTTCCGCCCCTCTCTCGAGCGAGGACGCGCGACGCGATATTGCGGCTATATGGATTGCACGCGAGCATGGTGTTCCGTTCACTAAGGAGCCCAGGTTCACGTACCGCGGAACAAAGGAATAACCCCGTGGCAACCGTCGCCGAGAACCTCCAGACCGCCATAGCCAACGTCGCCTCAAAGCTGGCGACGGAATCGGCGAACCCGCAACCCTCGTACTCGCTCGACGGGAAATCGTTCTCCTGGAACGAGTACCGCGAGTCGCTGGTGCGCCAACTCGAGGCGCTCCAGAAGGCCGTGAACGCGGTCAGCCCGTACATCGTTCAAACGAAAATGGTGTTGTGAATGGCGCTCAATCTCAACGACCGAATCGCCGTGATCCGCAGCACCACCATGCAAACACGGTGTACGGGCGCGGTCGCGAAATACGCGCTCTACTTGCTCGGCGGTTCCCCCACCACGCCGCAACTGGCGTGGGCACGGGAAGCGATCCGCGACCCGGCCACGGTCGGTTCCGCCGTGTCGTACCACCTGCTCGATGACACGAACTTCCTCGCGGGCGGGAGCGACATCACCGACGCGCAACTCCAGGGCGCCGTCGAAAGCGCGATCAACAACCGGTTCATTCAGTAATGGCCATCGCGAACGTCCAAAACGCGCACAACAACACGGGCTCGGGCTCGAGCATCAGCATCACCGTTTCCGCACTGACCGCCGGTAACGTGATCGTGGTCGGGGGACGGATCGCGAACGAGGGGCTTACGCTCACCCCGTCCGCCACGGGAGTGACGTTCAGTACGCTCATCGGCCCCACGAACCATTCGGGCGCGGCCAACATCCGGGGCTATCTGTGGCTCGGCGTGGTGAACGCGGGCGGCGCCGCGACGGTCGCGCTCACCCTAAGTTCGTCCGCGGACGCGATCAACGGTTGGGTTTCGGAGTTCTCCGGGGTCGCGACCAGTTCCGCCTTGGACCAGTCGACGACCGCCCAATCGAGCGCCACCGGCACCAGCGGCAACATTACGGGCACGGTAACGACGACAACTGCGGACCAGTTGCTCATCGCGAACTACGCCCTGAGTGGTACGTCGGCCGGGGCCACGGCCGGGAGCGGGTACACGCTCATCGTTCCGGGCGCGTTCACGCGGGCGGCACTCGGACAGTACCAGATCGTGTCCTCCACCGGGAACTACGACTGCCCGATGAGTTGGACGACGTCCCGGGAGTGGGTGGTCCAGTTCGCGACCCTCAAGGGCGCGACCACAGCATCCGTGATTCCGAAGATCGTCCACCACATGCGCCAGCAGGGGATGAGCTAATGCCGATCTTCCTGCGCCAGAGCACCGCGAGCCAAGAGATCCCGCTCGGCTACTTCCTGTCCTCGACGGACGGGGACACGGCCATGACCGCGTTATCGATCGCGAACACGGACATCAAGCTCTGGGTGAACGGCGCGACCGCGCTCGCGAACAAGAACAGCGGCGGGGCCACGCACATCGCGAACGGGCTGTACTACTGCGTTCTGGACGCGACCGATTCGGCGACAATCGGACCGATGGTGGTCTACTGCAAAGTGGCCACCGCGCTCGCTACCCGGACGGAATGTGTGGTTCTTGCTGCGAACGTGTACGACACGCTGTTCGGAACAACGGCCCTGTCGACTTACGCGGGTGGGGCCGTCGCGTCGGTTACGGGAGCCGTAGGGAGCGTAACCGCGGGCGTGACGGTGACCACGAACAACGACAAGACCGGCTACACGGTCAGTTCCGGAACAGTAACAACACTCACCAATCTTCCCGCGGCCCCGACCGATTGGCTCACCGCAGCGGCCTTGAAAGCCGACGCGGTTACCAAGATCCAGTCCGGGCTGTCGACCCTTACCGCATCGGGCGTGTGGGCGAACGCGACTCGAACCCTCACCAGTTTGTCCGGGCTCACCTTGGACACGGTAACCACCGTGACGAACGCGGTCACGTTGACGTCTGCTTACGACGCGGCAAAAACGGCCCTCACCGTGTCCGGGTACACGGCCCCCGATAACGCCTCGGTCACGAAGATCAAAGCGGCCGTGTACGACACCGCGACCGTCAGCGGGAACGTCATCACGCTGTCCAACGGCGCGACCCAAACCGTCGACAACGACGGCAACCGAACCACGGTGGGGTAATGGCGACACCGCGTTCGGTACTGAGTCACGGGCTCTTCATACCCGAAGGGGGCGTGACCGATTACCCGGCCGAATCCGACGTCAAAAAGGGCGTCGAGTACGACTTCGGTTCGCTCGTCGGCACCTACGATCCGTTGGCCCCGAGCGGGGCCGCGGGTGTGGACCTGTCGAACGACTGGCGCTACATCGACAGCCCCGCGACCGTCAGTTACTACCGGTTCCTCGGTGACGATACTTACGCGGCCCCGTTCACCGTGGACTACGTCCAGCGCGCGGCCCTCACCAGAAAGGACGTCGACGCGGACCCGGCGCTCTCGGAAATCGACGGGTGCGTGTACCACGTCTGGAAGGCCCGGCTCCCGAGCCCCGAGACGCTCACGGCCAAGATCCTCGACGAACTGGTGGACACCGACACCGGTGACGTGTGGACGGTCCGGTCCCTCTGGCGGTGCGACAACGACCGCAACGGGTACCAGCGGTTGCGGTTGGTCGTCGAGCGGCGCGAGTACGACTTCCGCTGGGCCGTGACCCAGAAGCGCCCCTCCAACGTACAGGACAGCGCGGGCCGGCCCACCTACGCGACGTACACGACCGTGGTCATCGACCGCCCGTGCTTCCTGCGCACCGTCGATTACGCGCCCCGAACCGCTCTCGGGCGCGTCACCGCGCCCGTGCGGTACGAACTCACGGTTCAGGGACCGGCCCTGGACTGGCGCGCCAAGGACGTGTTCGCGGTCACGGACCCGCAGAACAACACGGCCGATTACACGATCGCGTCCGGGGTTCCGCCCACGAAATTCGAGAACAAGCAGCGCATCACCCTGGAGCGCATCGCGTGATCCTCCACGACGACATCTACGCCGCGGTCAAGGCCGCGCTCGCGCCCCAGGGGGCCACGTTCCCGGGCGGGGCGCACCCGAACCGGGGGCCGGACGTTCCGAGCGCGTACCCCTACGTGGTGTTCGCGGCGGACCCCGAACCGGCCGAACTCCAGTCCGGCCCGACCTACACGCAAAAATGGACCGTGACAGCAACGGCCTACGCGCAGGCGGGTCAGACCCCGCAGATCCTCGACGTCCAGAAGGCGCTGGCGTCGGCGCTCGCCGTGGACGGGGCGCCGGTCGTTGCGGCTCTGAGGAACGCCACGGAGCGCGTGATGGCGTCGGTGCCGGTCGTGAGTAACGAGGACTACGCGCCCGAACTGCGCGACGGTAAGGACGTGATGGTCACGTCCCAATCGTGCCAACTGTACTGCCAGGGGGACCGCTCGGTCGCGTAACTATGGCCATCACCATCGTAACGTCCGACAAGATCGTCTCCGGGGGCCGGTGGACCAACTCGGCCACCAGCGTCAAGCAGTCCGTGAGCATCGCCACGGGCGACCCGGTCATGCCCCCGATCGATCTGGGGTACACGAACGGGACCGGGACCGCGCAGTGCGACCTGTGGTACTGCAAGCGCCGCACGCTCGCCGCGAACACGACCGAGTCACTGGACCTGCGGGGCGGGCTCACGGACCCGGAGGGGAACGCAATCAATTTCGCGCACGTGAAGCGCGTCGTGATTTCGATCCTCGAACCGGACGGCACCAAGTCACTCCGGGTCGGCCCCCAGAACGTGACGAACGCGGCTCAGTTGTGGTTCGGCGGGACCGGGGCCACGGCTTACGAGACCGTGAAAACGTTCCTTTATAAGGACGAACCGTTCACCGGTTGGGCCACGACCGCCGGTAGTGCGGACCTGCTCCCCGTTTTTAACCCGTCCCTGACCGATGCCGTGACCTACGGGATCTGGGTTCTCGGGACGTCTACGTGAGGTACTCACCGTGGCTAACTGGTCTGGTTTAGGCTCCAAACTGATGATCGGCGCGACGAGCCTGCACTGCACCGTCGTCACCAACGACCGCACGAGCCGGCTCGCGGAGAACACGAACTCGTCGCACTCCGCGACGAACTTCGACCCCGTGGTCCCGCACAACGAGTGGGAAGCGGACGTCCCCTGGGACGACACGAACCTGCCGGACACCGATTTCGGTCTCGTTCCCGGGGCCAAAGTGACACTGATCCTGGTGGACGGGGCGTCGGGCAAAACCGCCACGCTGACCGGTACCACCGTCGAGCGGCACCGCATCGTGCGGGACAACGCGAACGACATCATCCGGAGCAAGGTGAGCGGAAAGGGCGGCGCAATGACGCCGGAAACCACATGAACGAAACAGCGATCGCGGCGTCCGCGCCGAAGACCCTCAACACGGCACTCGGTGCGTTCCGGGTCGCGGCCCCGACCGCGGCCGACCACCTGGACGTGATCGAGGCCATGCGCGACCAGGCGCAGAAGCAGTGCGTGAGCCCGCTCGCGTACCTCAACGCGCACCTGGGCCAGATCAACCCGGCGCTCGTCGAAGTGGCCACGCGGCAGGCCCTCGCGATGGGCGCCGGGGGCGGGGTCGCGCCGGCCCCGCAACTGATCGAGCAGCAGTACACGACCGTGGACGGGCTCGCGTGGCGGTTGACGTTCCACATCAAGAAACTGCACCCCGATTTCACGGACGAGAAGGCCCGCGAGATCCTCAAGGCGGACGGCCGGTGGAACACGGCCGATGCCCTGGACAAGGCGATCGGGTTCGGGGACATCGACCCAAAAAAAGACGCGCCGCCGACTGGCACGGGTTCCTGATTCAGTTCCCGTGGAAGAAGCTCTTCCAGGCCGCGGCGCAACAGTACCACTGGACCCCGGGCACGGTGCTGAAGGGGATGAGCTTCGGCCAGTTGATGGTGGTGTTCGACGTGAAGGTCGAGCAGGAACTGTCACTCGACGACGTCAAGAAGCACATCAACGAGCGCCGCATGGTTAAGGGCCTGGCGCCCATGAAAAAGGCCCCCAAGGGGAGGCGCTAATGGCCATCGACCGCGAGCGCGTCATCATCCGATTCGGTCCCGACGCCCTGGGGCAACTCGCGTCCCTGGTCGGGCGCGTGCTCCCGGGCGCGGGCGCGGCACCCGACAAGGACAAGGCCGAACAGAAGAAGAGTACCGAGCGCCTCCAGCGGGCCGTCGAAACCGGGTTCAACCGGCTCGACACGGGCATTTCCCGGCTCGCCGTGGGGCTCACCGGGGGCGCGCTCGGGCTCGCGGCCCGGGGGTTCTCGGGGACCGCGGACGCGGCCCGGCTGTCGTTCTCAATGGAGCAACTCAGCCGCCAGTTCGCGGCCGTGTTCCAGCCGATCATGGCCGGGTTCATTTACGCCTCGAACCGTCTCACGCTCGCGATGCAAACGCTGAACGGGTCGCAACAGAACCGGCTCCTCGGGACCGTCGTCGGCGGGTCCGTGGGCCTTGCCGTGGGGGGCGCGCCCGGGGCACTGGTCGGCGGGTTCCTGGGGAACATGGTGAGCGGGAGCGGGGCCAGTTCCAACGGCGGTACCGCACTCGCCGGCGCGCTGATCGGGGCCTACGCGGGTGCGCGGTTCGGGGGCGTGTACGGGGCCGTGGCCGGCGGAGCGGGCGGGGCCATCGCGGGCGGCGGATGGAGCGATTATTACGCACTCGGGCGCGCGGGCGGCAAGAGCAAGGCGTGGTCCGCGTTCGGGTCGACAGGGCTCACCGCGTTGCACGCGGTAGACGAAGCGGCGCTCGCTTTACTGGACGCCTTCGGGGTCAAACGCACGAACCTGCTCCTTACCCCGGAAGAGGCGCGCAGAGGGGCGGACGGGCTCAACCGACGGGCGGGTGCTACCGAAGAGAAACGGCGCGAACCCCAAATCTCGTTCGCACCGGCCGAAGAAGAAGCGGGTTCGGCCGCGAACCGGATCCAACAGGCCGTCGCACTGGCCACGAGCGGGCGAACCGCGGACATGGGGCCGTTCGGCGAATTCGCCAAGGCGGTCATTGACCGCTTGAACACGATCGTCCTTGTCGTGAGCGGTAAGTCGATTGCCGAAGCGCAGAAAATCATAGACGACGCGGACAAGGCGGAAGCCGCGAGGAGGCGCTAATGCCCGGCGACGTGGTCGAAGGAACGGGGCTCTCCGAGCTACCCGCGACCCAGAACAGCGGTTACCCTTTTGAGATCGAGGCCCTGTCCCCGCGCGAGCGCTGGGGCGCGGGCACGGGTGCCGCGTCCATTGTCTGCCGGGTGCCGTGGGAGACGTCCGCGGACTGGATCGCGGACATGGTGGGGGGCGTGCGCGTGGTCCGCGGGTCGACGCTCGAACTGCAACGGGCTCTGCCCGAGCAGTTGAACTACGGCGACGGGCGGCAGATGTTCTGCACCGGGGTCGAGCAACTCGACATGGGCGGGAACGCCGGGGACGAACCGTTCTCGGACGCGATCAACTGCTGGCCGCGGGCCGATTGGATTCGCTACAAGGCCGTGTTCGAGGTCATGCCGTACAAGGTCCGCACGCTCGGCGAGATCGACGCGATGGTGGCGGGCGCGGCGTCCGTCGGGTTCACGGGACAAGCGAAGGAACTGTGCCGGTGGGTGATCCGCAACCGCAAGGGCAGCGTCCGCGAACAGAAGCTCCCGCTCGGCGCGTCCGCGACCGCGTTCGCGATCGAAGGGAGTTCGGTTCCGGGACCGCCCAAACCCATTCCCGGTGAGGTCGGGTTCAAGAACGTGGTGTACGCGGACGTCGCGTACACGTGGGTGCGCGTTCCGGTCGGCTGGCCCCCGCCCGCGACGTGGACGGCCGCGGGCGTCGGTGACCCGTGGCCCCCGCCCGCCAATGCCAAGATCTACAACAACGGCACGTTCGTCGCGGACGCGGCCGCGTCCGAAGCACTGAAGTACGCGCGGGACGCATTTCTCGGGTCGGTCAACGACGACTGGTTCGACGTCGCGGACCCGGACGGGTACGCTTTCGCGCCCGGCACGCTGCTCTACGTCAGCTACGACGACAACTACAAGTACGACGACGCGGCCGGAAACCAGGTGATGGACGTGGTGTACTACTTCCGCTACAAGGCGGGCGGGTGGAACAAGTTCCTGAACGCGGACGGGGATTTGGTAACGGTGACGCTCGGCGGGGTGGCGGGCGGCACCAAGGTCTATTCAGAGAACGATTTCAACGACCTGTTCCAGTACCGCACGGCGGGTATCTGATGTTCCCTGGTGAGATCAACCGGCCCGGACAACTCGCGTACCCGTTCGCCAACGGGTCGGGTGAGATCACGGGCGAATCGAGCCCCAACGGGATCGGGTTCACGGACTGGACGAATAAAGAGTTCTGGGTCCGCATCACCGGCCAAGCGTCATCGACGAACCGGTACTCCTGGGCCGTGGTCGATGTGGGCGACACGCCGACGTTCGCGAAGAACTACGACGCGAGTTTCACGGGCTCGGGCGGGACCGGTACGGACCAACGGTGCGCATACGAACTGGAAGGGAAGACATCGGTCCCGACCGGGGCCGTCGTGAAGGCCCAACCATACGGCGCTTATTTGGTGTTCAGGTACGGACCCGCGGGCGGTACCGCGTTCGTACCGACCGCAGCGGACGCGAGACTGCCCGCACCCACCAACCTCACGCTCAACGTCGGCGGTCAAGATATTCCCGGCGTGTCAATCACGCTCCCCGCGACCGGGCTGTACTACGTTTACGCGCGGCTCACGTGCCAAGCTCGCGCGAGTTCGCTGGTCTTTTCCCAGATGGATTTATCGACGCGCATCGGTGCCGGGGCGGGAACGGGGTCGGACATCGGCGGGACCGTTTCGGTCATGCACATGATCCAGCAGGCCGGCGTGTATTACACGCACACCACGTACATGGGCACGTACTACAGCGGCACTTCGGGCGGCGTGCTCAGGCTCCAACTCCTCATCAACACGACCGCGGGAACATTGGACTTTTGCTCGGCGCAGTCGGCGGGGTACGGCGGGACGAGCATCGGGTATTTGCAGCTTAGTTGAATCACGGACAGGATCATCGTCAGCATCTCGTGATGTGTCGGAATTTCGGACAGATCGCGACGCATATCGAACATAATTAATTGCCCCGCACTTGTGCAAGCACAACGGCTATGTACTCGAACAGGTCTTCTCGCCGCTCGTCGCCCACGGCGCGGACTTCCTCGTACAACTGCGCCCGCTCGCGCAAAAATGCGTCACCAAGCACTGTTACAACCACTACCGCGGGTTCCTGCACACGCAGCGGAAACTCTTCGAGAAGGAGACGGAGAAGCGCGCGAAAACGCTCCTGTACGCCTATCGTGTCGCGCTCACCGGCGTCCACCTGCTCGAAACGGGCGAAGTGCAAACGCACCTCCCTACCCTTAACGAGCGGTTCCGGCTGACTTTCATCCCGGAGCTAATCGCGCGCAAAGCGAACGCCGAGTTCGGCACGCTCAGCGCGGTAGACGTCGCGTTCCACACGCGGCAACTTGACGAATGGGAAACGCGCCTGAACGCGGCCTACGAAGCGAGCGCGCTCCCCACAGAACCGCCGGCCGAAGAATTGGACCGGTTCCTGATCGAACTGCGTTTGCCAATCGCGTGA